TCTGTGTTGTTAAATTTACTTGTACTTCTTTTGCTCCGTTCTTTAAGTGAAACTTCCTTGCCATGTCAGTTATTGGTGATAGTGTGACCAATCTATTCAAGTGGCTTGATTCTTTGATCATCTTGTATACTTCGTTCACTATGTGTTTTCCACCGCCTTTCTTCTTGGCCCAGACTGTGTATGCTATTGCTATTGATCCTTGCACTCCTGCTCTGTGTGTGGCCTGCATGGCCGCATCTTTGCTCAGTGTGTCCATCTCTTCAATACTGGTTGGAATATCATTTGTGAATGCGAAACACATCACTGCGGCGATGTCACCATCTTCGTCCTTGATTCCATATATCTTCCTGCCGTATGCTTGTCTAAACTCCAGACTCAATTCCGGTCTCACAGGATCTTCCGAGACTTCTATGTACGGCATCTCCACAAGTTCAAACTTGGGTGCTTTTGCAAACACCTCCTTGATACGTTTCTTTATCTGTTCCATTTTATTTGTATATGAATGGGTCTTTTTTCTTCAGTTCCTTCAGTCTCTTACGATAAGCAAGTTCCTGTTTGATCTTGTTGATGATCTTCTTTATCCATGTGAACATTATTTTACTCCTATTATTTTCAAGAAAAAAATTTTCCTGATATTTTTTTATACTGCGGTAATATTAATTTTACAGCATCTTCATGGGCCGCGTCAAGTGGATGTGTCGTGCCACGTTCATATTCTTCCATTTCTGCCCATTGGTTGAAGCCCATCATCCGTTCACCAAAGCTGAACCATTTGGTAAAATCTATCTCACTATGCAGTGCAGTCATAAATGGATCCTGATCCTTGTGTTGAGTAAAATCTCGGTAAAACACACTGTTATCAGCCAGTGTGAAGAAGTATTTTATCCCCCTCCTCTCTAGTATGTTCTGTAACCATATGATTGATTTCCAACTCAGATATGTTTCATGATATTCGTTGGCCGCATGCTTGTATATTGCTTCCGCAAAAGAGTTAACTCCGGTCTTTATCATTGATGCTTGTCTTCTTTTCCACTGGTACTGTTGTACCTCTGACCCTGCTATGGCATTGTGTCTTTCCTCATCTGCCATGTTTGTGTCCCAGGGTGATATTGTCGCCCAACGTGTATCCTCTAGATCCGGATGCCTGGGCATGGCCCAATCGTATCTCGAATTGAAACTCCACATGACCACCACTGCCTCAACACCATCATTCCGTCCCTCTTGAGTTGGCGGCAGTGCATTGAAAACTCTACGGGCTATTCCGGAATTTCCTGTACCCGGATGGGCAGTTGAGACAAAGTCAACGTCGGCACCTGGATACCGTGACTGTTCAAACAGCCGATACGCCCATGACTTCTTTGACGGGACCTTGCCGTCCACATCGTCACTCAGTTCATGTCCAAATGTGAAACTGCAACCGCCTGCTATAAATTTTTTAACCATATATCCCCAGTACGTTATTTAAAAGAGGAAACACATCGCCAAAATTTTCTTTCCTGTATGCATCAGTCTGCAGTATCCTTGCTTTCCTCTGTTCACGCATGTCGGCCGTGTCCCTGTCAGCGGCGTTCATGAACCTCAGTGTGGGCTGGAAGTCCGTGAGCATGCCGTACCTCATGTTGACTATGTCCTTGACCTGTTTGGGCAGTGTCTGTACGTTGAAGTAGTCCGGATCAAAACAGGTGTTCACGTAGAAGAACCTGGGCTGGAACTGTGCCACCCACAATGCAATCTTAGCCCAACTGAATACGTTGAATATGCTCACCGTTGTGCATATCTGGAAGTCCATATTATCTGTCTTTCGTTCCTTGAACTTGATGAGATTGGCATTCACTTCCCTCCAGTTCGCAGGGTGTCTCTGGTACTCGAACTGTTCCCCTACATCGTCTATGCTAAATGCTATCTCCACGTGTTTGAAACACGACCACAGGTCAAATATCTCCTGTGGTGGTAGCTGTGTGCCATTAGTATTGTAGTGGATATCAATGTTCTTGGCATAGCCCTTCTCCACGCAGTGCATCAGTATCTTGAAGTGGTCCTTTATCATGAACGGCTCGCCACCTGTGAATTCAAAGTATTCTACATGTTTCAGATCCTCCTTTAGGTCCTCAAAGAACTGTGGGTTCTTCTTGGGCCATCCGCCCTCACGTAGATTTTTCAGTGCAACTGGATTCTCTCCATAGTCAAGTTCTTCCTGTGCCCATTTAGAGGAACTCCACGATCCACATATCCTACACTTTAGATTACACACGTTGCCTAACTTAAAGTCTATAAATTTTAGCGTTGGCTCGCTGTTAGGTGTCCAGTCTAGTAAACTTTTCTTCATTTTGTATAACGAGTTTTGTCTTTTAGAAATTTTACCTGCATCTTCTTCCTGCCAACAGCTCTGACAACCCTCGGGACGTTCGCCATTCCTGAACTGTGTCCTCAGGTCTGCCATATATTCCGTTTGCTGTATTGAAGTTAAACTTTGTTCATACACTTTAACTCCAGGTACACTACCCTTGTATAGACAGCAAGGCGATGCACCACCGTTCACATCAACTTCCAGATGAGTCCATGGCAACGGACACACATTTGATTTTATATACTTGTCCACCATTCCAATACCCTTTCGTCTCTGCTTAATATTTTTGTTATATCCTGTCTTCTGATCTTGTCAATGCTTTCTTGTCTTTGTTTTCCTTTTTTAGTTGCCGTAAAGGTTTCTCTTTTCTTTAAATTCTTTATCACTTCTATTAATGCTTTTTGTTTCCTTGTAGCAAGAGGTTCCATGTATGCTAGTGCTTCGTCTATGAGAGTGTGCAGTAGTTCTTTTGGCAGTGCAAGTGGACTTAGGATCTCATCATTACTAAAGGTAAACATGACCTTTGTTAGTATTTCTGTGTCTAGCTCTCGACTTAGATCAAACATGTTTTTAAGTTCTAATAAACCAGGCATTGTTATTGTGTAGTCTAATCTCATCTCCCTGGAGGTCTTTGACACTGCCATTCCTTCTTTGAAATTACGTAACCACTGTTCATAGTTCAATCCGTCCCTGATGTATTCTCCTACCTCTCCTGTTCCGTCTAGTGATGAACATACCTGCCAATCCTGAAACTCCGGCAGTAAATCAAACAGTTTGATTCCCTTCATGGATGTTCTACTTAAATTTGTGTTATATCTAACATATACTTCTTTTGCAAATCCTAGTTCTATTATCCTCTGCATAGCCTTCCAATGCATATCCCACATTAAAGGTTCTCCGCCACACCAGTATATTTCTTTTATTGTCTTTGTTTCTACCGCATCCACAAATTCTTGCACAACCTGTGTGTCTTGGAATTTTATAATTTGTTCTCTTAACGGTGATGCCATCCATGGCTGTGACTCTTTACTCCATGTCTTGTTTTTTCTAGTTTCGGCTTCCCAACTAGAACTTAACATATCCCCACACATCCTGCATTTAAAGTTACACAGATTGTTGAACCTATAATCAAAACTGATTGTCTGCATTGTGGTCGCCCCTGTTTCGTCTGTTGTCGTGAATGCTTCGTCTACTCTGTCGCTGAACAGATTATTCCAGTATGATCTATACACATCTGTGTTTAACAACTTGTGATCACATACCTCACACTCCGATAGTTCCTCCCCTGCCATCATACGCAGTCTGACAGATTTCATATGATCTGAATTCCAATGTTCTTTCAGTGTCAGTGGCTTGTACTCGTTAGCATCATTGCCTGTGTCTATGTACTGCTTGAAACTCTGTGCAGGTTCTCTCGATGCACAACACAATCGTCTCTCTGTCTGTGGCGAAAGATACGTGTGTGTCCATGGTGCCATGCAGAACGTCTTGTTACCCTCGCTTGGCTTAATCTTTTTCATACAACTCCGTCAGTTCAGGAAATGCTTCTAAAATGTTTTCGTCTCTGATGTCGTCTATACGTTTCATGCTGTCCTTGAACTGTTGTAGGTCTTTGGAATTATCTCTTCTCATCATGTAATCCAGCCCTGCTTCAAATCCTTTTGTAGCTCTAGTTAACTGATCCAAGGGACGCAACCATTCTATGTGTTTCTCGTATTTCTCTTTTATCTGTTGTTTGAATGAGTCTGGCAATAGGTCTATACGTTGCCCATATGGATATTGTAATAGATTAAAATTGAAATCTTGCGGTTTCAACAATCCTTGGTCTACCCAACTTCTATGAAAATCTACTATGTGTAATGCATTGATAAGTCCCACTGTGCTTGATATGTAGAAATCAACTTTTGGACAAACTTCAAGCATACGTTTCCTGTTTGCTACGATGTCTTTCCACACAGTTCCTTTACGCATGAATTCTCCCCTAACACCTTCTGCGTCTAAACTTGCACCAATCGAAACTGAATCAAATTTGTTCCAAAGTTCTAGCACATCCATGTCCTTGAACTTTAGCTTTGTGAAGTTCGTATTGTATATCAATCTCACATGATACATTTTACGTCTGTCCAGTTCTTTCAATATCCTATAATGTTCTTCCATTATAAGTGGTTCGCCGCCTGCGAAGTAGAACTGCTCTACGTGTTCGAACTGTTCCAGCATCTGTTCCCATATGTCGTTACTGCTCCTGCCTACTCGCATAATCTTTGCATGTTCAGGTGGTTTGCCTGTAAGTTTTTTATGGTCCTCATACCAGTTCGAACTGAACCATGTACCACAACTCCTACAAGCGAGGTTACATAGGTTACTGAATCTTATATCCCAATACTTTATCACGAAATCCGCACTTCCGTCTGCCTGTGTGTTCTCTACCATGCCAATGTTGTGGCCAAAGTGTTTGTTCGAACTCAAACGCAGTGAGAAGAAGCCTGACTTCTCTTGGTCATAACATTTATTACACTGTTTACTTGGTTTGTTTGCCAACATGTTCAGACGCATCTGCTTCATGTCTGTGCCATTGAAAACTGTTTCCATGGAATCTTTGTTTAGATCACCAACAGGGTATCTGTCCAATGCGAAACAACAGGGATATGCCCTTCCATCCGGAAATGCATGTATGTGTTGCCACGGCAACATACAGAACGTATCACTCTTGATCAACAACTCCTCTTCCTTGGGAGTCATGTCTTTGATCTTTAGTTTCTCGGGCTCTTTGGCCCCATACTCATATGCCACGATACCATTCTCCTATTATTGGAAAAGTCTTTTCAAAATCTTTTCCGTTTCTTTTATCGTATTGACTGTAAAATGTCTTGAAATCTTTTTGTAGTTTACTCTGTTCGGCCGCACCTGCATGTGGTGTTTTAACAACATCTAGATAGTCGATCAATCTTTGTGTTTGATTCACCTCCATGTGTTCTAAGTGCTTCACATTGTTATTTAAAAACTTCTGCATGTCACCCTTAAATTTATTTCTCAGGTCATCCGGTAACACGAGCGGTGATTGGAAGCTCGGGAATCTCAGTATGTTCAGTGTGTAATTAAGTGTCGGTCCATAAACCTTACTTGCACTCTTGAACCATACCATCTTCTCTAGGAATTCCGGCAACGACTCTAGACACAGTGCATTGATTGTACACATGTTGTGTATCTCTGACGGGACTTTATCCACCATCATGTGTAATAGGTTCGAGAACCATTCGCCGTATTCTAATCCATCCCTGATGTACTCTGCCTGTCTAAATGTTGCTTCACAACTAGTGTACAAATGGAAGTTTTTAAATCCTTTTAGTTTTTTCTTGAATCTATCTATGATGCTCTGTTTTGCACCTAGGTTAGAATTGATTGCAATACGCATGTCGGGATTCATCCTGTCGCCCTGTGTTTCAATCCAGTCTAATAATTTCCACAGGTTGGGACTCATCATGGGTTCCCCACCCGTGATCCTTAACTCGTCTAGGCTCTTGTGTAGATCCGTTTCCCACCATTTGTAGAATGCTTCAACATAAGGATTTGTTTCATCTTTCTTGTATGGCTCAGCCGAATCATGTGGATGGGTGAAATGATTACGCCCATCTGTAGTCATGCCTGTGTACGGTCCTTGCCTCTTGATATTATTTGCCCATGTAGAGCTGAATGCAGGATTACAGTATGTACAAGCAAAGTTGCAGGTCCTGTCGAATGCTATCTCCAGTGTTTTTAGATTCACATCTGTATTGTAATCAGTTTTATGTGCAGTGTCCAAATCTTCATTTGTAAATATTTTTGATTTATAAACCCTATCACTGATGTTGTCCCTGTCTATGTCCTCTATCTTCCAACAGTATTCACAGCCCTTTGGTCTGTCTCCACACTGCATCTGTTTACGTTCTTCTTTCTTCTGCACCGTGTTGTGTATTGCACTAGGATTGGTCTTGATCGCTTCCAGATCAATCTTGTGTGGCAACGGATGGTGACAGCTCGTGGTCATTCCACTGCCCAACCATATGGTCGCATTGTACCATTTAGCTCCGCAGAAACTTGCAGACTTCGTGTCTAGTATTTGTTTTTTATATTCAAGATCTTCCATTCTTTCAATTTCCTGTATTCCTCTTCTGATGTTTCAATATCACTTTCAAACATTATGTCTTTCACCCAATGATAGTGTGTAAGTGGCAAAGGGTGTTGATCACTTGCTTCAGCAAATTCATCCGGATATAATTCATGTGCAAATTCCCACATACCTAATTTGTCTTTGTAAAACTTAAAATTTGTCCAATCAATCTGCTTGTATAATGCATTCTCAGAAGGTGATAAGTGCTCGTGCTGTAATACATCTGCTTTGTATACCATCATTGTGTATTTTACATTGTGTTTCTCCAAAAACATCTGTGTGTACAATATCCTTTCCAGTGTCCTGTACCAATTGTGTCTTTCATTCAAGAAGTGTTTTTGATATTCCTTGTGTTTTTCTATGTCTGGATGTCCTCCGAACCATACACACCATTCGAAGTCTGGATCAAATCTCGAATATGTTGCAAGTTCATGATCTAGCTTTTCTTCCTTGTCACGTATTACTTCGTACCTGTCAGATCCCGACCACATGATGTACATATGTTCTATGTTTTTATGTTTCATCACACTGTTTACAACTCCCCTTGCAATAGTCTCGTTTCCACTGGCACTGAATCCGTTATTGTGCACCTCGGCATCCGTAAACCATTTCACAAAGTTTGGCCAACAAGCCCATTTGTATCTTGTGAAACTACATCCATGACAAATTATACTCATGTGTTCTTGCACTCCGTGTAAAATTCTTCCATCTCGGGGAAGGTGTTTAAGAAGTTTGTTCCACGTCTTCGATCGTGTTCGTTAAAAAATGCGTAGAAGTTTTTTTTGTTTTGTGTACTTGCGTCCGCATTTTCTCGCCAGTGTGCTAGATTGCGTTGCATTTTTTGAATCTCAAAGTCCTTGAATATGTGTAGCCCGTTTTCCTCTCCGGAGTTGGCCTGCATGTATTTTATGTTGTCCTCGTGTATGCCCTGGTATGACTCTGGTAGCAGTGTTATCTGTTGCCATGCGGGTTGTCTCAGCAGTGGCACGTCGAACCATACCCTCTGATACGTCTTGCTGTACTTTGTACGCAGTTCCATTATCTTCTCCAGCAGTTTGTCCATGCTGGTTATACTCAGGTTGTTGTATGTGCATATGAACGTTATCGAGTTACGCACAGGTATACGCTCCAGGAACTCCTCCACGTTGTCCATCATGTAGTTGAAGTCCAGTCCGTTACGTATGTACTCTGCCTGTTTGCCCCATGCATCCACGCTGACGAACTGCATCAGGTGTTCCACTTTCTCCTCCATGCATATGTGCTTGGCCATGTTGAAGTACTTGTCCTTCAGCTTCTTGTCCGCGGGACACATGTTCGATGTCACGTTCAGGTGCAGGTCCTTCTTGGGATGGTCTATTATGTACTGGAATACCTTGTAGGTGTTGACGTCCATCATGGGTTCTCCGCCCGTCATACGGAAATGCTTCAAATTCTTGTACAGTGTGGGCCACCATTTCCAGAAAGCAGTCACGTATGGATTGTCCTCCCTGTTGGGTATGGGCTTGCGCCTGCCCTGGAAGTGTTCTGGTGCGTTGTGGGGAGGAGACGTGGGATATTGGCCATACCTGTCAATCTCCTTGCCCCACGTTGTTGAGAACTGTGGCGAACAGTAACTACACTTTAGATTACAAGCGTTGTTGAAGTTCACTTCCACGTACCTCGGTGTCCAATGTTCGTCTATTGGATTCTTTCTAATATCCTCGAAGTCCTGCATGGCCCATGGTTCACCGGATCTGTAGTGCCTGTCTGACATCTCCCCGGTCTTCTCCATGTTCCAACAGTATGAACAACCCTCGGGCTGTTCTCCTTGGAGCATCTGTTGTCGTTGATTCAGTTTCTCTGCTGTGTTGTGCAGTGCGGCAGGATTCAGTTTGACTGCGTCTGCGTCTATCTCATGCAGTGGTGGATGGTAGCACGAGTTGGTCAGTCCCGTGGGCAGATGCAGTGATGTCTGGTTCCACTTGGCCAGGCACATCGTGGGTGACACTTCTGCCAATTTGTCCTTGGCCTTCAGTGCGTCCTGTTTGTAATCACTAGTACTCACGATCTTGTACTCCCTTGTTCCTGTGTTGTGGCATCACAAACCTATAGAACTTGCTGTCGTCTTCAGAGTATTCTGCAATCGGTATGTCCAGTTGTTGTCTTAGACTGTTTCCAAACATTTGTAACTCCTCATCGATGTTGCCATTTTCTACTGCCAATTCTGCAAAATATTTTTCTAGTTCAGTTAAATCACTGATCCTAAAAAATTCATTGCTTGGTTCTATCACAGTGTAGAAACAACCCATCCTTGCACCCAGCATGGCATATTTTCCATTGTCAATGTCTGCACCTATTGTGCACCATGTACTCAATATATTGAGGTTGTTCTTCCATATAGATTTATTGTAATTTTTTGCTGTAATAGGTTTGCCTTTTTCTGTGCTCATCTTGACGCCTTCCCTGTAACCTGCTATGAAGGCCTGTTGTGAAGTTGCATTGATGACTGTGGTTGAATAACAGTTGTGTAGATTTTCATGAGGCATTCCCCAACAGAAATCCATTCTATTTTCTTCTGTTTCTGCATTTTCGTGTGTCTTCATGTTTAGGCAGGTGTCCTTTGACCATCCCACTAGACCACCATTGCCATAAACCAGTCCGTTGATGTTGTTCTTGGCCCTCCATCTGTGTACTGCTTTCTTGTTTGTCTTTGACCAATCCAATGTCTGCAGTAAGAAACCCTCATCTATGATATTATCCCCATCCACACTTATGAAGAAATCTGTCTCTGCTGTCTCGGCCGCGGCCTTGTGTGCAGAATCAAAACCCTTTACACCATCAACACGCTTCGCCCATGGCACCTTGTTCTTGAGGTCTGCCCAGTTCTGTTCCTTGTTGGGTTCAGCGTAACTGATGTACACGAAATCTAGATCACTTATTCTGATTCTCTCTGCCATGTGACCCCTCCATCTATTATCTTGTTGGGCCAGTGTATATCCCCATCAAGGAAATCATATCCTCGAGTGTCTTTTTGCAGTGTTCTGTAAGTTGTTTTATATGTTGGTTTTGGTTTGAGAACAAATTCGTTCCCTTGCCATATATAGGCATCGGCTCCGTGTCGTAGTACCTCGAGACTTTTCTGTAGACTCACTTCAACAGTCTTGCCCTGTATGGTCACGAAATGTGTTTTCTTTGGTACTGGGGGTAAATCCTGTAGTGCTTTAAGAAGTTCTGACATTCAACTCCTTATCGTGATAGTGCCACACCCTGCTCACACGTGTTTCACCTAGATACAATGCATCACCTGACTTATTTGGGTAGAGATACTGGTTATGATCCTTGACCTTATTTAAATTGTGTATGGCCGGCTTGTGATGTATGAACTTGAACCATTCGTAATCTATCAAGTGTTGCATTGTGGGATCCATCATTCGGTATGCCAAAGCGAACACAACATCAGTGCTTGGATATTTGTCATGGCATGCTATCAACATCTTGCTTTTAACTTCTTCCCAATTCTTCACTATGTATTCGGCTGTCTCATAAAATTTCTGCGCCTTTGTACTTTTCCTGAAATACATAAGTCCGTTGTAGATGTTTGATAAATGATTCTTAACGAACAACTGTCTGTAAGTTGTGTCCTTCACAATGTTGTCTCTATAATCTCTGCAATCAACACTAAACACAAGATCGTGTTGCCATAGATAATACCACCACCAGTCTGTGTTCGTTGTCCATAACATGTCAGCTTCTAGTTTGATCGTGTGCGTGAACGGTGACAGTGCGAATGCCTTGTACTCGTTTGCCCATTTGATGTCATGTGTGGAACTGTCATCATGTTTTAGAACCTTAACCACATCAATATAATCGCTTTGAAACTTACTTTTGTCATCTGTGATGACACAAATGTTGCTACACTTGTTCCTACTGTTATGTTTAATACTTTTAGCAAGTTCTATAGAAAGTTCTACATAATCAGTCGTGTCGTTGTTCTGTGCGAACCAAAGGAATCCTCTAGACATTGTATACCTCCTTGTTGAGTACGTGTACGTCCTGTTGTTCGATCCAGTTTATCTGATCGTTGTATCGCCAAGCTATACCATCATCTGTCATTTTTACAATTTCACAGTCTGGTGGCAGTGTTGAAAGTGCAAATGGAAACGTATCGTATCCAACGAATCCGTTCAGCTGTTGCAGTGCAATCGCGAACACATAATCATTACGTAGGTTCTGTGCAAAAATCCTGTAAAGTTGATTGAAATACTGATAGTGTTGTTTTACATATTTGATCATGTCAAATATCCGCTTGGATTTTGCTGTCTTCCTAAAAACAAACACGGTTGCCCATACCATGGGTATCATGCTCCACACACGTTGGTGAAAAGTATTACGCTGTGTTAAGTCATGTACCTGATCAGGAATTAAAAAGTCATATCCAGTGTCCATGAACTGCAAGAGATTGTCCGTGTAACAGAAATAGTCTATGTCCATGACCAGTGTTGTGTCGTATGGTGAAAGTTCATAGGCCATGTGCCTGTCTTTGTTGTTCCATGACAAGTTCATCTTTGTATTTCCCGGTTCGGGCTCAATGAACTTGTAATTAATGAAACCCAAGGGCTTTGTTTTCTTGAAAGTTGCATAATCGGTGACAACTGTTATTTCTAGTTTGATATTTTTCCTGATCAGATGCACACACTTCTCCAATATCTTGTGGTACCTTGTGTGTTCTGTGTCAAAACAGAATAGTAATACGCCTCGGGTCATTAGTCACCTTTGTTTTCAAATGTTTTATACATCTGATGATACGAATTGAGGCTCTCTTGATTTCTTTCAATCAGTTTAGATAAGAAATCACCAGGATCTGTTATCTCGACTGGATTGTTGTTTGTGTCCAGGATGAAGAACGTGTCTTGTGTTTCCTTCAGTGTCCTAGCCACACAGATAGTCTGTGGATCTGCACGGAAGATGTGTTCGTTGTACACTATTATCTGTCGTGATTGTGCTTTCTCTAGAGCGTTGCGTTTTGCGATTGCTATGCTGTAAGAGAGATCCGATTGTTTTTTTAAAGAGCCAATATCCATAATACAATTATACAATTAATTATTGGAAAAATCAACACCTTAAAATTATTTTGATTGTCTGATACCGTATGCCAGTAGCACACCACGGGGAATTTTACCAGTGTACACCAAGCTGTGTACAAACCTACGATTGTTTATGAACAAAGGTTTACTGACGTCTATCAGCCCTACGTTTTTAAATTTAAATTTTATATCTTTGGAGTCTCCGGACAGCACACAGTACAACTGGGTGGGACCGTCTATGATGCTCTTACCATCCTCGTAGGTAAAGTCGTCCATGTGTATGGGTAGCACTGAATTTGGTTGCAACTCCACATACTGCATCTGCAATATATCAGTGAATCCAAACTGTTCCATGGTGTTCCTCAACTTTTTATTTTTTATCTGCTCTAGTTTAATCGTTGGCAGTATGGGTTGAGATTTAAGTGACCTGCATTTTCCTTGCCCGTAGAACTTGGTATCCGTATATTGTAAATCATCGTCCAACTCCATGTTTGTATCTACATCACCATCATATTCAATGTATGGTAAGTTGTGGAAATCATCTTTGTGGTACCAGTAAGGGCCATCGCCCATGGCAAAGAATCGTTTGACGCTGGGTGGTATGAAGTCTCCCTCAACTTGTTCGTTCCAGCTCTCCGTGATCAAGTATTTGTCTTGTAAGTTTTTAAACCTAAGCAGGTCTTCCTGTGCTATGCACTTGGATATCCTTGAGAAATATTCAGCTGGGTCTCCGTGCAACCATATCTCGTAACCGTTGGCTGTGTTATTGCCTGCATTGATACAGTGTTTGATGGACTCGTTACCTATCTTGATGTCAGTAATGTCTTTCCTTTGTAGATTGATGTAACACTTGTGCCAAGAGTTTGGCATGGTGATTATTCCAGACTGTGAGATTGTGTCACCACTAAGTCCAATGGATTCAAAACTTGCATCGACCTTGGTGAATATTTGTACCTGCATATGCAATATTTAATTGCACAAACAGTTGGCTGGAAATTATTATGATACTGTGTTGCTGACTGCCGCTGATGCAGATATGCCGTATATCGGATCAAGTCCCTGTGCCGTGCTAGGAGTCAGTGTGAACAGGGTGGTCCTCATCTTGGGAGTGTCCTTGGCCGCGACCGCAACACTGTTCAGGTTACCGTCGGTGAACTGTGTGTCTCCTGCTCCGTCCGTGGCCACCATCTTGATGGTCAATACCGTTGCGTTACCACTGTTTCCATTACCGCCAGTTGTCTTGGCAAATATCTCAACGGTGTTACCCGTGTAGTTGCTGTTGTCTGAAGTGAGTTTGATTAGTGACGTGTAACTGGTTGTCAAGTCCTGGAAACCGTTCGCAAGTCCATTACTGGTCAGTGTCTCACCTGATCCTGATCTCGTGGTTGTTAGTGAATTTATGTCTATGTTGCCAAGTGCTGTACCCAAATCGATGAATGATTGGTCTTTACTAGACGTTGCCGCTTGTACTGTACCAACCGTGATCCTGACCTTGCCGCCGCCATTGAAGAAAAATCTCATGTTGTTGGCATTGGCGAATGTGACTGAAACTTCCTGTGTGGCTGTTGAGTCCCAACCCTCTGAACCTGTTGTCACTGTCTGCAGTGCTGATGATGTTGTCAGTGCCGTTGCACTGGTGCTACCGCCTGCCACTTCTGCCGCCAATGATACTAGGTCTGCCGCTATAGCCGCCTTGATACCAATGGTATCACCTGCCACGACCTGTGTCCTGGCTGTCAGTGTATCGTTAGTGTGGTTACCAATGTTGTCCATTGCTGTCAATAGTGCGTTCCATGATGCCGCTGTAACTGTGGTTCCTGAATCTGCACCACCCTGTACTACTGGTAATTCCGCTTGTCCCAGTCCGTAAACTGTCGCACCAGTACCCATGGTATGGTTGATGCCAATTGTACCACTCGTAGGGGTTAGAAATGCATTATACTCACCGTCTGTTATTAAATCACCTGCTACATATGCCATAAATCTATTTTACTCCTATCACACATTCTGTTAATTCTGTATCTTCATTATATTTATCCTTGATCAGTCTGCCCAGGGTGTTGAAAGTGGTTGCTTCGTCTGTTCCTGCCACACGTGCCAACCCATATCCTGCTGATATCACACGATCACCTGCTAGGCCCGTTCCTGTAATCTTAACTGGCACACGTCCTTTCAGTGCTATCGCTGGGTGTGTGTCGTTGTTGCCTGCTTCCGAATTCATCAAATATGCCGGTGCACTGGAAACCACACCAAAAACTGCGTCTGATTTGTCTTCCATGCATTTTGTTATCTCTTCATTGCCGCCCAGTATCACTACCTCTCCGGTTTCTATCGGAGTGTCCGTGGCATATCTCTCTGCCAAGTCAGCGTACTGTGCCGCTGTCGCTGTTGCATGTACTACGTTGGCTCTGATATCTACCAATGTAGCGGCTGACAGTTCGTCCTCACCACCACCTGATTTGAAAGCTGTAAAGGCGCCTCCTGCGTTTCCGTGAATAGTTGTTCCATCATCTGCGAAGGTTTCATCCCATACCCAGAACAGATCCTGTTCTGTTACCGTTGACGTTTCACCCCTGTTGATCTTAATACCCGAGTAGTTAGGCATACCACTGTTCGATGATATATTCCTGTTCAGTTCTATGATGTTATCTTCAATTGTGAGTGTTGATGTATTAAGTGTTGTTTGTGTTCCATCAACTGTAAGGTTTCCTTTTACCCTTAGGTCACCGACCGATGGAAGTTCTACTAATCCTGTTGATCCGTCCATGGTCATCATTGTAACTGTTGTACCACCATCGTTCACTGTGAATATTATGTCCTTGTCCTGTGTCGTGTTTGCAATGGTCAAGTTATCACTTGATAGACTCATAGTGATGTCTGAACCAGCACCTAAAACTAATCCTGTGTCATTTGCAATAGTAAATGAACTGTTTGTTGAATCATTTTGATCTGATCGTAGATAGTTGGCCGCCGCAACTCCACCTAATGAATCCGAGTCTGTTGCTGTTCCCCTGAATTTCGCTGATGCAACTGAACTTGATAATTGAATTCCTTGTGCAACTGCTGAGAACCCTGCCGTGATCAGTGCCGCCGCCTTTGTTTCAGATGAGCTTGGTGTGAATGCAAGGTTGGATATTACACCTACCACTACATCATTAGCAACTAATTTTAAAATTGACTTGTTTACACCTGTATTGTCCTCTACCACTTCAGATATTACTTGTGTAACTCCGGAGCCAGCAACTGTTGTTGGGCCAATCAAGGTCCATGCCGTACCTGTGTAAACGTACAACTGTGTGTTAGATGTGTCAAACCATAGATCACCCTGCACCGCATTGGTTGGTGCTGATGCTGAGTTGGATGGACCTCCTGCAGGTTTCCATTTGTCTCCTGTCCATACATTGATTCTTTTGTTTGCTTGGTCAAACCAAAGCTGACCTTGAATTTTATTATTCGGTGCTGACGTGTTGTTGAAATTCTCCAACATCTTGACAAGGTTTTCGTTTAACTTCTCGCCAAAACCCGCATAACCTTTTCCGATCAGTGTAAGGTCAGTTGTGGCGACGTCAATAGTTCCGTCCGCTAACGTGACCAACAAGGTCCCAAATGTGTTGTTAATCTTGTATGCCATAAATTACTAGTTTGATGCGTTGTCCCTGACTTCTGTTAAGAAACTCACATCTCCCACTAACTTGATCAAGATACCTGCAGTTTCTGGTGTCAGCATCTGCTCAATCTTGGTTTGCTCTTCCGTCGACCAAACTGTCTCATTATTGTCGTTGATGTAATCTGCTACTTCTTGTTTTGTTGCCATTTAAGTGTCTCCTTATGCTTATTTATTATGCTTTTCAATCTGCTCATCGTCTGATATCCAAGTTAAATCCTCGGAACACGACCCGTCCAGATCACGCAGGAAGGTCTTGACGTTGCTCTCCGTAAGCACCATATCGTGGTATTTTGTGTATCTTTTGTGTAAGGCCTGTTCTTTTGTAACAGTGTACACAAGTTTCATTCCCTTGTCTTTTGCTAGTTTCATTATGCTGTCAATACACAATTTCAGACATTTATGCACATTTCTTGGTTCTGCTTCCTTATCTGTCACTATCCATTCCATAAAACCAAATGCTGTGCCATCACACACATACAATCCTCCTGCACATACAGGTTTTCCATCCACTTCAACAATGATCCCGTCCGGTGGTAGGCATTCCTTTGGTACTGTTCCGAACTCCCACTGTGTCCACCACTTGACCAGTGTGTCATAATCCTTGTCTCTGTCCCAGTTTCTACTTAACATTTTTTTGCATCACTATCTTGTTGACGTTGAATGTTGACTCAAAACAGTAACGTACTGCTTCTGCAACTTCGTCTGCTTTTAGTTTTGGTAGGTCTTCCCACAATCCTTTTGTCATGTCGGTATCCACTACATCCGGACAGACATCATAGATCGATAAAGGCTTGTTAAATAATTCTTGTTGTAACTCTTCTATGTAACCTATTAAAATTTTCTTGTTCTTACAGTAGTCCATGTATTCAGGATTGTCCAACTCCTCGTCTGCCCCGATCGGAGTGCCTGACGTGCTTGTTATCACCACGACTTTTTTATTCTCAAAAAGGTACTTGCCGTATATTCTTTTCAACAGGGTCATTTGTCCTCCACCGACATACGCATTGATCACAATCAGCCGACAGTCATCTAACTGTTCCATTATCTCTACCTGGCTACATTGTAGATCGTAGCCGTTGCTACTGCTCAAGCCAACAACTGTGTATTTCTTTTTTTGATACAGATCTGCTATGGCTTTACCTATCCCTCTAGTATGCCCTATTATTGCAATTTTATTTTTTTTGTTTCCTTGACTCATAAACATCCACTAACTTTTCCAACCCTTCGAAACATTCCGAGTAGTGTTGGTAATATTTTTCAAACTCCTCTTTAGTGTATAGTGATTCCTTAAAAAAGTCAATTAGTAATGTGGTTCTTTCACTTGGATTGTTGTTGAAACCATTGTGTACCTGCATGTCTGGTTGAAAAACAAAAGCCTCTCCGGTTTTCCATGTGTATAGTTCTTGTTTCCTGGTCTCAAGGTTCATTACATGCATACCACTTTGATTGCCACCTCCGTCTTCAAGGCACAACTGGTACCTCCATCCACCTTCGTTGTCGGTATGATTACCAATTTTAGTATTAGGCCCAACAGTCATGATTGCCACATTTGTTTTGTATGGAAATTTTCTCAATATCGAATACAACATAGGATAATCATCGAACTCCTGAAGTTCCTTATTACCTGATTGTACACCTAATGCCTGCCATTGACCATTCACATAGTCGCCCGACTTGTCATCAAAGTCATCTGGAAGTCCCCTGACACTATCTGAGAAGTCTTCAGGTTGTAAGAAAGTCTTGTTTAATTGAGAATCGAACTCGTGTTTGATAGTTTGCCAGTGTTTTTCCAACTGTTTGAAACATTCACCTTGCTGTCCGTGGTAATATGATTTATTAAGCATTTAGTATATTAACATTTTTATCATGTATCTGTCTATCATGATCCTGCCAATTACTAAAAATTTGTTCGCCGTGGTTTACTAGTTCTTGCTGTTCACTTAACTCGAAGTAGTCTGTGAATTCTGTGTTGTTGATGATAATTCTTCTGTGTTGTGATCCAAACACGTACACTATTACTTCGTCATCTCCCAAAGAAACACCCAGTCTGCTGTCTTCAACCCTGGTCCATGCACCGTCTTCTTTGACCATGTGCGTTCCTGACACTTGGATGCCATTGTAGTCATACAAGTTGTCTATCAAGAACTTACCTGTTGCGAAAACTTTTCCACCAACAGAAACCTCATCGCCGATGTCCACTTGCTCAACTGGTTTAAACGTGCCATCCTGCATTGTGATCATCGTGCCTGCTATGAAACAACCACCACCACCAGATCCACCGCTACCCGAACTCGTGTTACCGTTTGGATTTCCAAATCCTGCCGATGTCTCTGTGAACTCAAGTCCTGAGTTGAATAAAGCCTTCCATGCACCTGATACTTTAACGTAACCTGCTGTGACTGTTTTCCATGTACCCGAAATTTTTGTTTGTATACTTTTTATATCTTTCCAGACTCCGCCGACTTTTGTGCTGGCCTGTACACCCACGTTGAATACAACAACCGCTAATCCGTTTCCGCCTGGTCCTGCACTGCCTCCCGATGCTACCGCCACGCCCGAGTCGTAATATTGCACACTACTGATAATCAATGATGTGACTCCCGGTGCTGTACCTGAACCATTGTCTTCTGCTCCACCCGAAGGTGTAGTGTTCGAGCCTGAGAAACCACCACCACCGCCTTGGTCTCCTGATCCTCCTGATCCGCCCTTGCCGCCATCTTTACCACCGCCTCCGGCACCTCCACCACCACCGTCTCCGGAGTGATCCGCACCGTCCTCGCCCAGTGTCCCTGGTGATTCTGTTGTTGCTGTATTGGTGTTTATACCTGCCGCACCATTTGAAAATTGTCCTGCACCACCACCACCTGCACCGCCGCCTGCTGTTGCAACTTCTGTTCCGTTTATGAATAGTGTCGTGGCTCCGCCTGCACCGCCACCTGATCCTGAATATGGTTGTGGTCCAGCATTACCGCCTTCGCCACCTGAGAAATCTGTCTTGCCTTTACCGTTGGTTCCACCCGGGGCTCCGCCACCTGACGAACCACCTGCTCCACCGCCGCCCACTGCAATTTCGAGAACGTCACCAACGTTAGATGTTAATGAATAACTTGTTTTTGAGACGTAATGTCCTGCCGCACCTGTACCTCCCGGTCCACCTGCATCAGATCCACCACCTGCACCTGCTCCACCCCATAGATACATGTCTACAGACGTTGCACCTGCTGGTATAGTTAATTGGTTAAGTGTTCCTGAGTGTTGGAATTTTTTAATTATTGTGGGCATGGTTATGCCTCATACTTGAACCAGAGATCACCATTGGCTCCATCACTTGCACTTGGGTCACCTGTTTGAACAAATTTTGCAGAGCCGCCCCATAGGTTTCCAAATGTTGCCACCTGTCCAATAGTTGGTACAGTTGTTAGTGCAGTGTTTCCTACTGCTATCGCCGAACCTACTGCCGCCAATGTTAATGTGGTTACTTTCAGATCGCCTGTCGATGAGTCAGTAGTCAATGGTTTAGTACCTTTGTTCGCATCACCGTCATCTGTTAGGTCTGACAATCTCAGTAGTGCTGAATACGTTGCGGCTTGTCCTGCCACCCATTGGTTTGCAGATACGTCATAGAACAGTCTAGCATCATCTGAGTCACTAGTCTCAACTATAAGTCCTGCGTCTGTTTCTGAACCACCTGTATTAACTTTTAGGAAAGTGTCTGTGTATTCAACTATGTTGGAAGAAGTGTAGTTGTATGCACCGCTGACATTAAGGTTACCAGTGATTGTAAGATCACCTGTCAAGTCGATGCCGCCATCTGCACCTGTAAGTGTCAACGGTGTTTTTGTTACTCCACCATCGTTCACTGTGAATTTTAAATCCTTGTCCTGTGATGTTTGTGCAATCGTTACGTCATTACTTGTAACCGTCACTGTCAATTCCTGTGCATCACCAACTATGATTCCCGAGTCTGTGTCTACTGTCAGTGCACCTGTTGTTGTGTCTGCCGCATCTGCTCTCAAGAAGTTACCACCTGCGATTACTGTGCTGGAAGTGTTTGATGTAGATGATACATCTATTTGTGAGGCCTGCGTGTTTGTTCCCTCAAACACTGCTCCCAGTGTTGAGTTAAGTGTGAATCCTGCTTTGATTGATGCAAAGCCTGACTGTGTCACGCTGGGTGTAAATGTTTCTTTTGAAAGTATTGCAACTCTTGTGTTACCTGTGTACATCGAAGAAACAACTTTGTTTCCTGCCGAGCTACCTAGTGTTTCAATTTTCCAACCTGATAAAGTTTGTCCTGCTGTGTAAACTGGTCCAACTAATACGAACGCTGATCCTGTGTAGACGTAAAGTTGATCATCATCTGAATCGTGCCAAAGGTCTCCTGCTCCTGGACTAGTTGGTTCCGATGCTTGTGATTTTGCTCCTCCTGTTGGTTTGAACACTGATCCATCATACACCTTAAGCTGTGCTGTTGATGTGTCAAACCACAACTCACCTTTTAGAGGTGCTGTGGGTGCCGATGTTGAAGCGCCGTTCTCTAATAATTTTACTAGGTTTTCGTTAAGACCCTCACCAAACCCTGAAAAGCTCTTTCCAAAAAGCTGTACGGAAGTAGTATTATCTACTGTACCATCTGTTATGGTAGTTACTACTGTTCCATCTGTTTTGTTGATTGTGTACGCCATTTGCTTGTATTTATAGTCTTCCAGCCACAATATTAATTGTGCCTATTTCGGTTGAATTGTATTCTTCCAGTGCTTTTCCTATCACTGTACCCATTGCAGGATTGATTCCTGTCCTAGCAACACCTGGATGTTGTGAGTGTGTAACCAACATGTCTCCTTTGCTGATCTGTCCAACAACCTTACATGGTACTTTTCCTTGTAGTGCTACTGCCTGTCCTGTTGCTTCGCTATTCATTAGGTATGCTGGATTTCCTGAGATGACGCCAGCCACCCTTGCATCACTGCCCATGCTTGAAACTGTAATTTCTTTCTCTCCACCAAATATAACAACAGTTCCCACTTCATACTCTGCATCGGATTCGTAGATCTCAGCCAAGTCAGCGTACTGTGCCGATGTCGCTTTGGCATGGACCGTGTTGTATCCTTTACTTGAAGATCCTAAATCGTATGTGGCATCCGCATCTGGCAATAATGCTTTTGTTGTAAGTGTGCCGCCTAGCGTTGTTGCACCAAGACTGCTTGTTCCTGATCCTGTTATGTTTCCTGTAACATCACCTGTTACCGCACCTGTCAGTGGACCTGCGAATGTTGTCGCTGTGATCGTGCCTGCAACCTGTAATTTTGTGCTTGGCGTTGTTGTTCCTATTCCAACACGAGCTACTGATCCATCCATGGTCATCAGAGTGGTTGTCGTGCCACCATCATTGACTTTGAAAGTTATGTCAGAATCTGCTATCACATTTGAAATAATTGCACCAGAACTATCAACTGTTAAAGTTAAATCACTGTCTGTACCAACTTTCACACCTCCATCATTGGCAACTGTTATTGTGCCTGATGTTGTGTCGTTGGCATCTGATTTTAAGAAAGTACTTGCCAACGCACCACCTAACTTATCAGAGTCCGTTGCCGTACCCTGGAACTTGGTGTCTGCTATTGCTGTCGTAAGTGTGATACCTTTCTTTACTGTTGCGAATCCTGTGATTGATGATCTTGGAGTGAAGGTATCTTCTGATATTATTGCGATAAGGTTACCGTCATTGAACCATTTTGTGATGTTCTGTGTTGCATCAGTTGAATCTGCTATCGAGTCATAGACGAAACCGTTTGTGTTTCCTATTGTGTTTGGTGGACCTACTAACACACTCGAAGCACCGTTGTAATAGAAAAGCTGTCCGTTATCCGAGTCAATCCAAAGATCTCCCTGTGTCAAGGCACTCGGAGCAGTTGACTGGTAAGGAACATTGGCTCCTGGTGGTACGAATGTAGAACCTGTGTATATTTTCAATCTCGACTCTGCTGTGTCATACCAGAGCTGTCCTACGATAGGTTTTGCGGGAGCTGTGGGGTTTGCAAAGTTCTCCATTAACGATAGGAAGTTCTCTGCAATCAGTTCACCGTAACCAGCATAACCTTTTCCAACAAAACTTAGATCAGTCTGTGTGTTTACAACACCGTCCTGCACCGTGTAAGAATTCGGAGATGCCGCACTGTTGGATTTGTTTACTGTGTATGCCATTTATTAGTATCCTGTGTTAGCACCTGACGTTGTTCCGCTCACTGTGTTAGAAGTTGACAGTGCCGTTGAACTCGTTTCGGTGAATGTTGTTAAACTCTGTATCCTCAAAGTGTAATCAATCTGTATAAGTCTGTTAAGAGATTTCTGTACTGGGTGGAATATAACGTGTGTCAACAGTTTGTTAGTTGAACCATTCTCTGTTCCTTCCCAACCTTTCAATCCCAGTTCGTCAAACACATACTCACCATTGAAATCTGTTGTGTTATCAAATGCCGCCTGTCCTGTAGGCTCACCGTAATCTAATGTGCAAGTGCAAACTATGTCAGTGTACTTGTTACCTGCTGTATGTCTCACTTCCATCTTGTTCCTTGTTGTGTCCTTGTTAGTGGCAGAGTTGTCATCTATCACTTTGTAATATGTTTGATTGTACAATGTGGCATTTGTACCTGTAGAATTTGGTGTTAGGTATGTGATTATACCTGTTGGATCAACAGTTGTACCGCCATTACCAAATGACATCTCATGCACAAATCCTGTTGTCTTGTTTGCTAATGAATTAGCCAGAGCCTGTGACATGTTTTCGTAGTGGATTGCATTTCTTTTGTCCACCATTACTTCGCCTGATTCTGGATCAAATATCTTGATGTGTCCTTCTATCATAACTCCGCTCTGATCCTGGGGTTTTTTGTTTTCTTCTTTTGTTTCTGTTGGTTTGTTATCCTGTGTCATCTAGTGTATTTATTCAGGTGCGTTTGTTGGCTCATTAGCTATGAATTTAGCCTGACCAGTAGTAGACGCTTGTAATCCCTTGCCATCCGCTGGATTACCATCTAATGCTGTATACCAAACCTGTCCTTTCTTGTGTAAGATTTTAACCTGTGTTCCGGTTGCTGGAGCAGTACTTAAAGTGACTGCTGTAGTAGATCCGTCCGCAGAGTAGTTAATAGTTGATCCATCCTCGCTAGTAAGCAACAATCGTTGGCCACCAATGAATATGTCTAACTCACTAGCGGATGATGGGGCTTGTGATAGTGCGAAAATTACTGTGCTACCGTCACCTGTGAAGGTATTGGTGTGTACTGTGTCCGCATAAGGTATAGTTTGAGTTCCGCTGGCATCTACCACTAGTGTGCCATCGCTATGGTCCTTAATTCCTGTTCCAAGTGTTCCACGTCTAAGTTGTCCTAACGTGTTTCCGTTCTTGGTAAAATATTCTATTCTTTCCTTGTCAATAAAGACCACACCCGGCATGTTGTTTGATGCATCGGGTTCTGGTAATGCAGTCCCGTCCTTGACCTGTATTGTGTTTATCGTATCAGTCAGATCGTCGACCAATTCCGTTGTTGCGTTCTTGCTGATACGTTTGTAGAATGTTCTGTTCAGCATGTCTTTAAATATTCTGAATCCTGTTGCACTTGCGGCAGATTCTAATGCGAAGTACATCACATCCAATCTGTCCGATGCCGTTATTGTTTTGCCAACAAATGTGATCGTGTTACCGGTCATTGTGAAATCATAATTCTGTACCTGTTGTACTCCATTCAACCAAACAAAAGTGTATCCTGCATTCAGCGGATCAAATCTTAATTTGAATATACCTAGTGTTCTGCCTTCCAGCACTTCTCTTCTCAGTTTCATTCCAAGTGCATTGTTGAATGTTGTCACAGACAGTACATCATTAGCTGTCAGTGTATGTCCGTCTGATGCCAGCTGTGCTACATCCAATATTATATCTGAACCTTCGTTATAGTACTGGTTGTCAGCTATTGTTGTTATGGCAATTAAATCTGTACTTGTCGGTGCAGTAACAAAAACGACGTGGTCCGGTGATGATGCCGTGTCCGCTGTTGTTGTAGTCGTGTCTCCTGTCTCTGACGTTTCATCCGCTGTGTGTATTCCGTTTCCTAGATCAACAGTGTAGTCAGTGTTCGGTGCCTGCTCTACTCCATTTACGTGTACCTGTATCTGTGATGCACTGGTGATAGTCTTTGCAGGGTCTATAGTCGAATCATCTCCTAGTTGGAAAGGTACTCCTGCCCTATCCGCAGTTATGTCTCTTGTGTCGGCATTCGCTAATGATGTATCTGCTGTATCGGGTATACCTCCCACGCCTGACGGCGCATTGAAGTCATATTGAAGAGTCGTTCCGTCTCCTAGATAGTAACTTACATCTGGACCTCTCAGTACTTTTCCGTTTGCCTCAATAATAGTTAAACCTGATAGTGGACCTATTGCTCCTGGTGGATATGTCAGTGTATATCTTTCAGTTGATCCGTCATATGTCACTGCTTCATTCCTGATACTAGCAAAACTTCTCGTGCTTGTTGCAGATTTGTTGAATCCTGCAATCTGCACAAATGCATCAGCCACCGGTGCCGAATTGAATGTTACTGTGACTGCATTGGCAGTTGTTGTTGTTGTAAATGCTGTTGTTGGCACACCGTCGATAGTGATGTATATGTCAGACACAGTAGAATCTAAATTGAATTCGCCTCTTGTTGATGTTGTGAACGTAACTGTGCTTCCGTCACCTGTGTACTGATCCAGTACCCTGTAATTCTCTCCACTTATTGCAAAAACTCTAGATGCAATAACACTGTTCACTGCTGGTGCCGTGTCAAATGTAATAGTTTTGTTAGTAACATTAATAGTGTAATCAGATATTGTAGAATCTAGGGCACTACCTTTCTTAATTACGCCGTCCACTGAAACTGTCACAGAACCCAGTGTTCCTGGATAGTCTCCTATGCTGAACGTTAATGTAGTTCCGTCACCTCTGTGATTTTTACTAGATATAAACGGTACTCCTGATTCTGGAGATGTGTATACCTTGATGTCTAGTGTATCAAAAAGTTGTCCTGGTACTGTTTCTTCAGGTGCATAGCTGGTTTCAGGTGATACAAAATCATCACCTTCCAGTAGTATGTCACTTGGTGCTGATCCTATCGCAGAACCAAACAGTCCGCCTTTGATTATTGAGTCAAGTGTCCTGTCATCTGTTGGTGTCAGTACACCATCATCATCAAAAGGTATGAACTCTACCAGTGAACCTGCGTCTGGTACGGAAGTTAATATGAACACTGTCGTCGAACCGTCACCTCTGATTACTTCATTTCGTTTTTTCCTTGTGCTGTCGTCCGACGTCACATAGACCTGGTAAACATCACTCACAGCCGGTGCCGGCGTAATAGTGAATGACGCTGTTAGGCCATCAGCACGGAAGGCTTTGATCCTAGATTCGCCATAGTTGTCCCATGGGAAGTCATACCAACCTTCTTTGTCCCATCCTTGTTCCTGTGAGAACAGCAATCCTGTGACCATTGTTCCACCGTAATCAACACCTGACATTACCTGTGACAGTTCATTACCTGCCATTCCTGCAGTTGGTGTGTAGAAACCTTTTGTTCTGTCCGCCGCTGTTAGTCCTGTCTCATCACCGTATACCTTGTATAAGTTGTTTGTGCTATCGTTGAAGTCTGTTGTTGCAGTGAAGGCACTTGTTGTTTTGTATAATTGGTTTTTGTATCTAATCAGTTGTCCATACACATAGCTCGTGGATGCTGTCCAGTCGACCACACTTGATGTGCTTGAAACCCTGTCAAATTTTATTGTTGTATCTATGTCTCTGACAAGATCGTTGTTCAGGTTCGCATAAGCTCTGGCCGTGTCCGATGGTGTTGAACCATCATCCGCACCTCCGGTTAACACCACCATGGGTGTTGAAGTGTAGTTTGCACCAATTCCTGTCACTGTAATTTTTGTTACTGTGCCTCCCACAACTGTTGCTGTGGCAGTGGCCGCCGTCGTGGCAGGTGTTGTGTACATCTTGAATGCAAACGAAATTGTTGATTGGGCTGTGATGCTCGTGCTTGGTCCATAGAACGTGCCTGTGTAACCATCGAACGTGTAGCTGTTTGTTGTGCCTGCCCCACCATTCTGTGAATCATATATCTCTGCCTGCTCCTGACTAGTGAACAATGGATAGAAGTAACCATAACTGCCTGACGTTGATCCACTCGAGCTTGTTGCCAGTATTTGGAATGGTCCTGTTGCTCCTACTGTTCCGCCAACTATAGTAACTGTTGGAGTTTTAGTGTAGCCGGAGCCGCCTTTGCTTACAGTAATAGACGAAACATATTTCTTGTGATAGTCATTCCACATCTGCCAAGGATACTCAGTAAGTTTGTCTGTGTCGCTGTTAACATTCAATGCTCTGATCTTTCCTGTTGTCGCATCATAGAATGTTGGACTGTCAAAGTCTGTGAATAAACCGTCCTGTGTGTCTGTGCCTGTGTGGCCTAATCTGTATTCTCTCAATTTTGTGTGGAAAGGTTTCACTTCATTTATATAACTTTCTATCCAACTGTCTGTGCCTATCGTGTATGTCTTCCTTTGGTCCAATGCTCTGACCGAATTTTTAGCATTGATGAATGATGTCTTGAACATCCAGTCAACGTAAGTCTGTTCTGCTAGTACTTTCCTCATTCCTGTGAAGAACAGTGTGTTGTATTCCAAAGCAAGATCATTTATGAATATGTCATCCCTCAGTGCTGTAAGTATTTTCCTTGTTTCCGTTGCAGGAGATTGATCAAAGAAGTTGTCGTCAAATGTATCCTCACCTGCGAAACCTGTGGCATCCTGTGAGTAGTCATAAAGTTTTGTCGATAGCCGTATTGTCCCATTCTCTGTACCAACATTTATGTACCCATCTGCCGTCTTCATGAACAGTTTCCATCCACCTGTGTCCGCACTAGTGACCTTAACGTGTTTTCCTATGGCAAGATCTAGTGTGTCTAGCTCGTATTCATAAGTCACCTGTTTGTCAATAGGAGTGTTTTCATTGTGTATCATCTCATGAATAGCAGGATCTGTGCCATACCAGTCTGTGTAATTCCAGTAACCGGATGTGTCGTAAGTCTGTAATTTTGTCCTAGTGAATTCTGTACCATCCCATGTGTATATCGCCCAGTAACCATTTGATGTTTCATCTGCCCTGACAAGGTATCTCACAGTTCCGGAGAGATCTCTTGTATCGATGTATGTCAACTCTGCATATGTGTCTATGGTCGTGTCCCATTCCAGGCTCTGGGCAGTTGGTTCTGGATCTTTAGAATCCAGGTTTGTAAGATTGATTGTCCCAACCAATTGATTTTTCTTCAATACTGTATTAGAGTAGTCTATGATTTCTTTTAGTGCTGAATACCTGTCCACATACCAACTCTGTCTAGGTCTCACACTGTTTCCGTATCTCTCGTTCACTGGAAGATCGATATCAGGAACTAAATCACCTGTGCTGTTCTGTCCTATCAGTGAATCCCACCAACGTGTCTCTATCACTGTTCCTGGTTTCCAATCCTTGTCTCCTTCTTTGGCCAGTTTCCATACCGAGTGTGCATCACCATCAAACGTGTTGGTCCTGATGTCTATGTTCAATGCTACATCACTGCCTGATAGTGTGCCGACATTGTTCAGTATCAGTTTGTTAGTGTCCGTCACTGAATAGTAGTTGAAACCTGATCTCCGAGGATTTAATATTAGGTTTGCTACGAATGCCGTAGAGTTCTTTCTTTGAACAACACTGCTAGAAGGAATTGTTGATTTGTTCCTAACCCAATAGTAGTAGTAGTTCACCAAGGTGTTTAGTGCAGAACTATATCTCCGTATTACTGTGTATTGTGAGTCATCGGGATTTAATGGCGTTCCTGTTATTCCCCTACTTGCGCCATCCTGTGATACTGCATTTAACTGCCATTCACTTGGTAGTAATGTGGATTCTGTCCACTCATATATGTCTATGCTAGATCCTGGGAAAATCTTACCCCAGTTGTTCAGTTTGAATTTCTGATCACCTTGCTGATACCATGTCCATTTTACTTTTGATAGATCCCACCATACCTCGCCTAAGTGCCTCTCTGCCCACGGTGTTTTGGTGTTGGCATTTTCTCCTGTATTGTAAACTGCTGGATCCCAGGTTGTCTTGATGTTTATTTCTCTGTCTGCAACACCCAGTATTCTTCCCTGTATTGGATCGTAAAGATCGTAATGGTCTCGAATCTGTTTTGCTCCTTTGCTGAACTCAAAAACCTGTCCAAGTTTGTCTAGGTCCATCAATGCTGTCTCTGAAGCTATATTCTTCCAGGCGTACTCTCCTGTCACTGTAAGATCAAATACTGCCACCGTTCCGTCATTTGATATGTCGATATTTCCTTCGTCGTCTGGGGCACCTACAAATACGGTGTTATCAATAACACACAACCCTTTCCCGAAGTCGTCGTTTTCTGATACGTTATTGGTTACCATCTTGTCATCTATCACAAATTTTGTGTTGTACATTGTGGCCGTGTATGCCGCTCCTGATCCTGTATTCAGATCACCAAATGTTGTGTCCTGTAGATCAAAAGTGGTCTCCCCTGCGTCAATTTTCATTTCCCTAGGTGTTGCACCTTGTTCTGCACCTATCATTACCCTCGTGCCGGTGGTGTTTATATCAACGCTTGTTCCAAACTTTATGTTTGATTGTGCATCCGGTGCCGCTATTGTTTGTTGTAATGTGTATGTGTTTGTAGAACCGTCTGCATTCCATTTGTAGTAGTAAACTGCTCCACCGTCTATCTGTCCTGTGCTACCGTCATCAACACCAGGTGCACCTACTATCAAAACAGTTCCGTCTTTGGTCATTGTCATCGAATCACCAAACGCTGTGTTCAGTGACGACCCATCTGCACTTATGCCTTCTAGTGTCTGCGCCAGAGAGAACGAATGATCTGTGCTACCGTCATTTGCCTGTGAATTCCTTATGTATATTTCCACTTTACCTGCCTGTCCCGGTGCCAGTGAACTCACTGCCAGTATGTCACCATTGTCATTGGCTTCTAATCTGTGTCCAAATCTTTTCCCTGCTCCAGCATCCGCTGATGTGATCGTTAAATTCTGTGTCCATGTGTCGTATGTTGATCCGTCCGCACCGATGCCCCACTCATACATGTAGACCTGTCCCACATCATCACCATGTCCCGGTGCTCCAACGAAAAGATATTTCGTTGCTGTTGTTCTGCCTGATCCCACACCTGGTTCTGAAATCTTGTGTGACCAACCGAAGTTCTGTGTCTGTACTGAATCTGTAGTCGAACCATCTTCTGGTGGAGTTAGGGTGTTCAGTATTCCATACTTGAATGTTGTTGGATCCCATAGGTATATCTTAACCAGTCCACTGTCTGTGTATCTAGTACTGCCATCTGAACTTATTGTGTTGGTGAATGGTGCACCTGCTACAACGAAGTTCTCATCTGTACTCATAGATAGTGATTCACCCAACCTACTAGTGTTGTCATCATTTTCTGTCATGGTCTGTGTTGACTGTGACTGAAACAGTGTTCCTGCCGCTGTGTTAGATCTGAACAGGAAATGTACTTCTCCCTGAGCTTTTCCTGGAGCAGAAACAACAAGTGTCCTACCATCATTCCTCGCCACTATCTTGTGACCGAACTCTTGGTCTGATGTTGATACATCCGGAGACGGTATTGTACCCGTTACGTACGGATCCTGTTTCTCGTACACACGCCACAGTCCTGAGCTGTCTGTGTCAGCAAACACCTTGTCGCCTTCTTTTTCTATGGCCACATCCTTATCGTTATAGTCAGCATAGTTGATTAGGTCATTCACATTGTCCATGGATGTCAATCTCACTGATATGAATTTGTAAATATTTCCGTAGCTGTCTGACGTTGATCCATCTTCCAGTGTTGGTATGAATGCAGTAGAGCCAGTGTAATTTATTATCACAGTCTTGTGATCTGTCACGCTCGAAACTTGGTGCACACCGTTAAGTGTAAGTTCCTCACTGTTTGATATTCCAAAGTAGTCGGCCAGTTTTGTGGGTGAGCCTCCTGTCAGTCCATGTGAACTAGTGAAGGTCAGTTCTAGCTGTGTGGCATCATTAATTGTTTTTAGTTCAGCTATCTTAATTTTGGCGCTGGTTATCCTAAACACGTCCCAGTCGTTGTTGGATTTGTTCGCTACCCATATGAGATCATTTGACGTTATACGATTCATGTCTAGATTACTGATATCCGTTATGTTAAATGCAGTGTGTTGTACCTGATTCAGCTGTGGATATCCTGCTGTCTTGTAGACCTGTGCATGATCCCTTTCCACACCCTCCTTGGTGTAATCTAATCTGCTGAAAGTTGTCGAAGCAGTGTAGTCAACAGGCTTGTAGTACATTTGATCCTTACTAACCGAAATAGATCTCGTGAACTCCTTGGTCTCGTTGGTTGTGTCAAACAATTCTACACTTTGTGGGTTTGAATATACCTCGTTGTCTTTGAGTGTTATCTGTATGTTTTCTACAGAATCTGTATTTCCAAATCTTCCTGTCCTGATCATCCATTCCGGATACATTTCTAAGTTGATGTTTTCTCCCTCGTACTGTACCTTTAGAATCTTGTCTATTGCATTCTGTGTGCCCTTCTCTCTGATGTACCCTTGGTAGAACTTGTACTGTGATACATCATTGACAAATAAGTTTTCCAAGTAATCCCTTGACTGGTACCCTATAAGTCTCTGTGCCAGTCGCTGTTGTGACTCATCGAAGTTGTTTGACTCTAGATTATAGAAATCATTGAACTGTGATATTTTGTAATCAAAGTTTGGAATCAATTGCGGTGCCGGTTTCTCATCTTTTAATGTCCAGTTTGAAGTTTCAAAGGTTGTTGTCGAGTTATGATTCACTGTTGCAACATAGAATTTTCCTTGGTACTCTACGGAGTCGCCTATCCTGTAGTCTGTATTTGCTGTCCAATATGAAACCTGTGCGGCATCAAACATAAATCCTGGAGCATAGTAATCGCCATTCCATCCTGCTGTCTTCCATCCAACAAGTTTAAGCCTCTGCTGTCTGAACCCTGTGAAAGGATCATATATAATGTCTGCAAATACTGTGCTGTTGTCAAACAATAATATGTGCTCTTTCTGTACTGTGTTAAGTGCCACATTGTAAAGACCTATGCTGTCTGACTTGATTGATAAGTCAAACGTCTTGCCAATACGTTTTGTTGATATCTCTGCTATATCTATTTTCCTTCCCCCTGCGTCCAACAATGAGTAATCACCTGCTAGGTTCCTTAATTTGCCAACTATACTGTTGTTCGTGTCAAGTTCAAACCCATCTGCCGCTGGTGATACTGTCACTGCAGATCCTGGTGCCCATTCCTGTGTCGTCCAGAACAAGAACTCCCTGACTGCGTTTGCCCAGTTAAGTGTTTCTTTCAGTTCATTCGAATACCTATTAAATTTAAATCCTTGGCTTTCCAACCAGTGGCCGTAGCCAAAAAGGAAATCAGCTACATCCTGAATCGTGTTAAACACATAACCATAAGGTATGGTCTGTGTATTTTCCTGGAAAGATGCGTATCGTTTGACCGACGTCGCGCCAGTTACTGATACTGCATACTCTGTTGCCGTTTTAACAGGGTAGTTAAATTTAAAATATGGTTTTGTAGTTGAGTATCCAAGTATTTTGTATCCACCTAAAAGTGTAGAACCGTCACTAGTCGCATCATTGTTTTTCTCTATCAACACACCCGAGTACTGGAAACTTTCAACAGGATTGGATGTCCTAAACAATATCTTGTAGTTCTCATCCGGTATGAATTTTGAACCTGACACCGATCCCGGTGATACAGAATCAGTCAATACTTTTAAGTTGTCCTTGTCTGTAAATCCTCCCAGTTTGTATGCTAACTGTGTGGAAAGATTTTTCATCTTTTTGTAGTAGAATTCTGTGACATCTAAGTCACGTGATATCAAATAGTTGACTACAAATGGCTGGTATCCTGCTGTCTGGTACCTTGTTGTCACTCCAGTATTATTGTCAGTCACTGTTTCCAAGTGGTACTTGGATGTGGCCAGTGTTTTCCTAATACCCGTATCTGTGTCGATCAGATTTCCTGCTGTGTTGGTTGTCAGTCTAGAAGGATCAAACAGGTTTGAAAAGAATTTAGCCGGTCTGGTAAGTGCCAGTGTCTTTATTACATTAAAAGGATATGCACTAGATCTCCTCCATGATGTTTCTGCTGGCCCCCAATCTCCGAATTTCCATGAAGCCTGCCTGCCCGGTATGTCAAAGTTGTCCACAAGTCCTGCCGCAAGTGGATCTAAAAGATTACCTGATGCATCGACCGGTAGATAAGTTTTAATTTCTGGCTTACCATATCTGCCTGGCTCTGTTGCAACGGCATCCCAAAGTACATCATTGGCCGATGTGTATGGAGCTGGTCCGTATGTTGCTTCCCAGTCTGTTGGCTTCTCTGCATGTCCAAACATCTCCCATGGTCTCAAGTGCGGAGCATCTGTATCGTAGAAGTAATTGTATATGCCTCTCCAGTGTCCTGGGAGAGATTGAATGTTCAGTCTATCTGTGCTTCTCGCATAGTTGTATGTGAACGGGGAACCTTCGACAAAACTTGTGTTGTTGATGTACTGTACACTGTTCCTGCCTGACCATGTGTAGAAGTCAGTTGCCGCAACATCATTAATTTCTTGCAGTGTGTATTCCGTTGATGTGAATGCACTAGGCGTAACATCATGTATATCGATCAAAGAGGGATCGTGTGCTGTCTTAAGATTGTTATAGATCCTTTTCTCTAACTCGAGTATAAGGTCATCTCTCTCATCGCCGTATGCTTTTATAATTGATCCGTCGTGTCTCCTGATCACTGCCGTGTCGGTTATGTAAGTTGTATCTGTGAATGATTCCGGTTTGTATTTTGGATACATTCCAAGTTTAGTCGGACTTGGTGGCATGTAACTGCCAGTTGTGTCTGAATAGTCCTTTATCTTGACAATGTCCCCTTCCGCAAGTGTGGTCGATATGGTCACGCTGTCATCAACTGTGCTGAATGTGTAGTCCGTGCCTAAAATTAGTTGTACATCATTCAGATAAACATAGACTGCCCTGTTGCTGGTTGTTGTTATGTCATGCTGTGAGTCAAGTGCATAATCTGTCTGTGTTGCTCCAAGCACTGTGTAAGTTCTTGTTGAAACATTCTCTCCCCAACCTATCATATCCTCGTAGTAGAATGGGAAAGTGCTTTTCCTACCTAGTGTTATTGCTGGAACAATCTCATCGACCCTGTCTGCGGCATTGCCTTCGTATGCTGTACCTATTGCATGTGTAAGAAATGCATTATACCATTTCTCGTATTCCTGGTTGGCATAGTCTATTGCCAATATTGTGTTAGATTCCTGGTCTATAAGACCAAACACTGCTGGAAGTAATGGTGCTTCGTGTTGGTGTATGCTACCACCTTTTAATCTCGCATTAGGTCTGTCTCTTAGGTTTGACTCTCCTGGTATCGCACCTGTCACATCTTGATTCTTGTCAAATATATCCCTAACGTGTCCCAGTATCTGTCCAAAGGTGAACGTTCCTAACTGCATGTTCAAGCTGTTAGTAGATAAATTTTCCGGTACTTCGTAGATACCTTTGTTGACTATCTTGTCGGCACCGCTATAACCAGCAACACGTATCTGATCGTTGACTGCCAAGGCCTTGACAAATTTTACGTACTTGTTGGTTGTACCGTCAACAAGCGTGTAATCCGTTGCGAGTGTTTTCCTGGAACCATTCACAGAAACTGAAACTTCCAGGTCTGTTAAGCCTGCAGAATTCTTGTAGAAATCTATAGGAAACAGTTGGTTCTCTGTACTATCCACGATGAAAGTCCTTATGACCCTCTGTTTACTCTCGTTGGTCCTTTTTATCCAGGCGCTCCTTGAGTTGTGTGTTTCTCTGCCTGTCGTGTAGTGAAGATGTCCTTCTGCTAGATTCTTTGTTACAGTAGCCGATCCGGATTTGTAAGAGAATGTTCCGGCTGTGTGGTCTGATTCAAAGACAATGTCACCTACATTATTAATTGTGTTGTATTTTACTTTGATTCCTAAAACTGTGTCTGTGGTTGCCGTGTCAGACGTTTTAAATTCAAAAACTTTTGCACCAACAAATGTTGAGTTTGGATATACTGTTGTATCATCGAAACTTATGTGTTTATCGTCCCACATACCAAACAATGGCTGTTGGTTTACTCCTGTCTTCTGCTGTGATTCAACCCAGGCAGTGGTTGCATTGTTGTAATAGAAGGTCTTGCCTTGATTCGTTGTTCCAAATTCTACAAACACACTGTCCTTGTCAGCTGGAACTCCGTCTGCCTCTTGTGTCAGTGAGATCACTTGTGTGCTGTCGCCTGCTGTCGCAAAGCTGACTTTGTATATCCTACCGTTTACTGTGGGATCCGTGTCTGCTGAGAATATCACCCTCATACCTTCTGCAAGTGTGATACCATCCACTATGTAACCTGTTTGGAGCACGACATCACTGAATGCATCTGTCGTCACTGTGTCATAAAGTGTCACAGATGTTTTGGCCACAGTACCGTGGTTGTAAAGTGCAAGTCCCGAATCAAATTCAATAATAGGTCTCTTGGCCCTGTCATTCTCGTCCAGGTTCGCTGTGAAACCATTTACCCTAGCTGTTTCCTCTATCACAGACTTATGGAACCATCTGTTGTATCTGGACCATGCGTTCTGATCACGAGAATCCCTCTTTATCGTTATATGGTCTTTGGTTTCTGGTGTGTAGTATGCAAGGGCATAGGGCCTCGAGTCATAATCAACCGAATCGTAGAGTATGGTACTTTCTGTGGCATAACTTGCCGGTGTTATAAGATCGTCAACATTGGTCAGTGTTATAGATTCCCCAACACCCTCCACATAGTATTCCTTGTTAAGATATGGTGAATTCGTTGCAAGTTGTCCTGCTGTAAATTTTACTTTCATTCCGTTAGAAAGATTCAATGTTCTTATGCTGTAATCCTTGACCCCTACTATGTCGTCCTCGGGATTAATTTTTGCTAGTGTGCTGACATCTCTTATCTGTAATATACCATACATGGCATTATGTTTACCACACTGATAGTACAGAGTATCCGGAGTACCTGTAAGTGGTACAGTGAATGTTACTGTGCCGTATTGGGCACCTTGGTTGGTCACGCCTGTTGAGTAAAGTGTTGACGTTGAACCATCCTCTGCAACCTGACTCTTGTATGGTTCAGTCATTATGTAGAAAGGATGTCCTTTTACGTTTACATTAAATTTGTATGTGTTACCCCTGTAGAGTGTTAGTATGGGATTATTTTCTCCAGGTCTGTGACCAAAATTGTATGCACCCTTGGCAAGATTGACCACATCATATTCTGCAACAACCGACGGTCCTACAGAGTCTATCTCTATTGCGTTCGGACCGGTCGGCATCCAGTAGTATTCCCTATAATTGATCAACTTGTCGTAGTCGATTGCTGGGTTCCACCCGTAAACAGTTTCCTTGTTCAGCCTGTCATGGTTGTCCACCTTGCCGCCAAGGTACTTGATTTGATTTATGTAGTCGTCATACGTTCCTGTGAACTTGACCTGATCTTCTGGATTTATCGATGTAGTGTCTCTGCCTGTGTACGTCACAGCAGGTTCCAGCTGATATGCCATCCTGTCCATGTTGGTGGCTGTAACGTATCTGTCTGTTACTAATCTGGTGTAGGCATCCTGCCTGCCGATGAAACCATCCAATCTCTCCAGTTCACCCTTCTGTACCAAAGGATCCAGTGTGCTCGATAGGAATCTCTGGTTGCTGTCTGTCCTGTAGAACGCCGGTAGGTGTTGTACAGTCTTCCTGTACTCATTGTTGCCTTGCTTGACTACTTCGTTGTTAGATGATGTGTTTGTTGGATTGTCAGCCATTAGTATCCTGACCCACTACTGCCGGAACTTGAACTTGATCCCGATCCTGTTGTAGTAGAGCCTGACACTGCTGATCCTGTTGTCGTAGTTGTCGTATTTGTCGTGGCAGTTGATGTCGATGTAACCACTGTGCCGGATGCCGTCAATTGGTTGGCTCCCAGTGCAGTTATTATCGATACATCATCAACGGTGGCCCCACTGATAAAAATTTCGTCTGCCGCTGAATTGATCTGGAACAGAGACCCAAATGTCTGTCCTGATTGGTTTGGCACAATCACTGCTGTCAGTAAGTCTGGAGCAAGTTGATTGTGTACATAAGCGGCTAGTTCTGTGTAGTAAAAACTGTCTCCAAAATCCCAGTTGTCTAACGCAAAGAATTCATTTATCGCGGCAATCACTCTTGTCTTGATCACTGCGTCCGTGACATTTGTTTTTGTGTTCTTGACAACTTTGAAAGTTGCTTGTAGCTCTTCATCTGCATTTGACCCAAAAAGTATCCTGTATTTCACTGGGTGGTAGATGATCTGATCTGATAATGATTTTAAAGGATTAAGTGTGCCTGAGTACGATATCCTCAGTTGATCTGATGTTGACGCTACAGGTTTGACTCCGCCATCCTGTAACCATACTCTAAATAAATTGTCATAGGTTCTTTCTAACATGTACACATCCACGATGTTTGACACACTGGGATCGATCCTGGTCTCTTGTCCGGCATTGTGCCTGTACTGGAAGCTGATCGAACTCCTGCCTCTTCTCGCTATATAATCAGTTGTAGTTGAAAGTGTGTTTGTAGTCGAACTGTATTTCTTGATCACGTCCTCTGCACCATCATAGAAATAGAACAGCTGACCGTCTGTGTACGTGGTAGTGTTCAAATTTATATCTGCTTCGTTCTCACTCACGACGAAATTTGTTGCGGCATAGAATCTGTATCTCTCTATTGTGTCGTAAGATATGTATTTTTCAAAGAATACGAATTTAGTCGAAACAGAAGTGTCCGGTTCAACTAATATGTCAAAGATTTCTGGATTGTCAACAACACCGTCGTCATCATCGTCATAGAAACCGATCTTTACTTTCCTGTTGTCCTGGAAACCGTCTGCTTCTGTCACTGTATCCACAACCTGCCATGTGATAGGATAACCTATGCTGTTGCCTGTCGAAACGATAGAATTTATTTTTAGAATTTTCACAGTGTCTTTCACACTCTTGCCCGTCTTGTAGTCGTAAATTTTTTCCTGTGCATCATAATGGAACTTGTTCTGTCCCTCTGATTCAAATATGTAATCCAGTTTCCTGTACACGACCGTGTATGTGTTTCCATCATTGCTAAACTTGAACCACCAACTAGCATCTACATTGGTTCCTGTCGTACTGCCTGCACCTGCCGTATCAAACACTGTGCTGGAACTTAGGTTAGTGCTTGTTATAACCTTCCATTCTTCTGCATCTTGATCGTATCTCAGGCCAAATTCCTCGTATGCTTCAATCCTGTTTATTATGTCTACTTCAAGAGTTGCCGAGAATGATGTTGTGAAAGCGGGGATGACTGCATTGAGTACAGCACCGTTTGGTAGTACGTCGTTGAGTGTTATTGGACCTGTTCCGTCCTCTAGATTACCCACGCCCGAATTAGCACCATCCAACACGACTGCACCGACCTTGGCCCATGCTCTATCTTCGGCATTGTCTGTTCCTGCCGTTACTAATGTGTCGTTTAAAAATTCCCTTGTGTCCGGTGACGTGAACTTTATCAATGCACCTGTTTTGGCATATTTCAAATTTGAAGTTGCGAAATCTCCAACAACCAACGCTCCACCTGATGTGAAGTATCCTGTGTTGGTGTTTGTCCCCGTCGTGGTAGAATTCCATGTCGCTGACAAAGAACTCAGATCTTTTGTTGCATATTTTGAATAGTAGAACTGTCTGGCATATGCTTCTTTTAATTTTGCCTCTACCGATACATCAATTGTTGACTGTATATCGCTCCTGTTGTTGAAAGTGAAAGTGAACTGCTGAGTGCTTTCTTCCCTATAAATCATGCCGTCCTCTGCGAACACGTTCACATTTGAATATGCACCTGTTGGATCCAGCACTTCCTTGGCCCTGGATATGCCTGATGCTGACCTGTTCACTGATCTGACTTTGACAATTTCCTGTGACGCTGACAGTGGTACCACTTGGTAGTCCTCTGCTGTGATCATCCTGTTCTGTGCGTAGTACACCTGTGCGGCCTTCTCCTTGATTGAAGCGTTTGACTCTGTTGCGGCACTGTTGTACACAGACGACTTGAGACTGATTGTTAGTGTCAGTGTCTGCTGTGCACCGTTGGCATCCACGTATGGAACTACTAACTGTACGTTCTGCATGTCTGCTGGTTGTATTGCAAACCTGGCATTGTCGCTGGTTCTGTAATATGTTTTAAAGGTTCCCAAGGGCAAGTTGGAGAAGTTTCCATCCCCGAACACAAGGTCAATGGAATCATTCACTTTTGTCACAACGTTGTAGGTATTTCTTTCTGACTTTGCTAGTGAATTATAGATTGCGTTGTTGCCTGACAGTGTTGGTACCCCTGTCCATTTTTCTAACAGTTGGCCAAACTGATCTAACTTGTATAACCAAACGTCTGTATCGTTGACGTTAGAGGCCTGTAATGATTGGACATAGTTGGTCACTGCTGTGTCTACGTTAAAATCTGTCTGTTGCATTATTCCCTGCTTGAAGAGAAAGAAGAACCCTGTGTTGTTGGAGCTGTCACCAGATCCATCTGACCTATATGTATACGTCAGGCCCGATCCTATTATTGGATCTGCTTCGTAAATAGATTCTGAATCATTTATCGAGCTCGGAACTATCTCGAATTGCCTGGTTGTTCCACCAATGGATTTGTTGAAAGAAAATATAGGAAGGTCGGATTGATTAGAACTCAGAGTATAAATCTCTGTTGATATTCCGCCTATTGTGCCCGACTCCCTCGGTGAACCAAAAAGTTGTCCTGTCTGGTTGGCCGCATTCAGTATCGAAGTGAACTGTTCTCTGTAATTTGAATTTGCTGAATCGTTCCACAGTATTGTGCTGTTTGCAAGATTCGTTCCTGACGAATCTGCAACATCTTGTGACGTGGATATAGCATCAATTTTTAAAAGACCTGTTGCTGGTTTGTTTCTCTTTGCATTGTAGTTGATAAGTCTTGCTAATCGCAAAATAGAGTTTCTTCTCTCGGCGGTCTCCAGGAAATTTTCCCTTGCATTTAGATCCACTCTGAAAGAAAGTGCCTGTGCTATGTAGGCTATCAGATCTACCAGTGCAACATACTCCGAACTTTCAACAAAATCGTTAAAGTCATCTGGATAATTTTCCTTAAGGTATGCCACCATGGTTCTTCGAAGTGTCTCGAAGTCGTAGCTCTTGAAATCTGCCTGTTGGAATGATTGGTAGATTTTCCTCCAATCCTCGGCAACTAATAATCGGTTCTGTCTATCTGTTGTGGCCATAGTATATACAACGATATTTATGTGTTAGGAAATGTGCGTACTTTAAGATAGGCGTAAGAGTGAGTTCTCATCGAAGTCAAATCTCAGTTTCTCGGTGATATTCAGGGGAACATATGTTATAGTTGCCTGTATTGCTATGCCCTTGTCAGCTTCTGTCACTAGTATCTCCTCTGTGGATATACGTGGATCTGCATTTAGGTTGGCTGTGATGTCCTCGACAATGGCATCTTTCAGTACATCCGTGAACGGTTCGAATATGGCGTCATATATTATAGTACCAAATTCCGGGTTCTCCACCCTCTCGCCCTTACGTATGCTTAACCTGTTGATCAGATCCTGCTTGGCACACTCAAAATCGTACAGTTTGAAGTTCTTCTTGTCCGCACGTGAACTGAAACCTTTGAATGTCACTGTCTTGTTGGATAAATTTCCTGATCCTGAATCTCCGTATGCCATTAGTTCAATCTCCTGAATTCAACATCCACCTTGCTGTAATCTACCATGTAGAATCCTGTGTCTGTCATTTGTCTCGCCCATGGAACTTCCTGTGCCATCACGCCCTCGTATGTCCCTGCTGACTGCTTGTATTTAAACGAATAAATGTTGATACCATCGGGTGACTTTCCAACTAATTTGATGTTTTCTTTCAGTCTCACATCGCTCCACTTGAAACCTTCGAAGAAACTCTTGACCTTGCCGCCTATGTTTCCTATCTTGTCTGATAAATTCACACCCACGTTCTCTGAAAAAGTTTGTCCGCCCCTCGCGGCATCCCTGGCATTGAACAGTCCCACCTTGGTTGCTAGGCTCTTGACTTGGTTCATGCCCACTATCTGGCCACCCACCACGCTCTTGTAGGTCTGGGTTATGCTGTTGAGATTGGCTATGGTACCTTCTATGTTCCCGGACGACAGATTCTTGGTCAGTCCTTGCACGGAATTAAGACTGCTGTTCAGCAGGTCTATGTTGCCACTTATGCCCTTTACGTTTGTCAACACGTCATTTGTACCTGTACCATATACGTTTCCACTTGTTCCAAATTCATCTAAAACGTTTCCGCTACTGCTCCCCAGTGTGAACAACTCTCCCGCACTGTTGACGAAAACATTGTCCTTGAACAGTTCTGTGCTCTTGCCTGTGAATTTCTCCACAACCTGTGTGGTGAGATTACTGGTCAGGTCCTTGAGGGGAGAATTGAAATCCAGCCCCTTGAACTTCTCTGAAATACTGTCCTTGATGTCGAACGGCAGATTTATCTTTTCAGTTATGCCATATATCTCGTTGTATTTGGTTCCGAACTCGGTCAGAAGTTCCTTGGCCTTGACGGCGTTGGTGCTGTCACCTATATTCTGTTTGACCCATTGCACTGCATCTGCCTGGTAAATTGCGTCACGGATCGCACTGTTCTCGTTCAATCTGAGCTGTTGGTTTATGTACTCGGGAGTGCCTGGTGTGTTGGCCTTTTGAAGCCACTTCTTCTTGTTATCGGCGCCCACTGGAATTATACTGTCACTGTCTATGACGCTGGCCCTGAACATGGGTTCATGTGTTACAAATCTGTGCACCGTGGTCTTGGTCTTCCTGGTGAAAGATTTTAATGGTCTTTTACCCTCTTGTTTCCCTGCCAGTTCGACATCGCCCTCTTCTCGCAGTTCCATGCCTGCCTTTTCCTTGGTCAGCCATGCTGGCCCCCATAGTGGACTCGCTTTTGTTGAGTTCATGTGTACCTGTGCTCCTGCCAGATGTATCTGTCCTCCGGCCCCGTGCAACTGCTGTCCCGGAGTGAATGATGAGATAGACGATTCAGCATATGCTTGTATACCACCCGCGGGCGAACTCTGTAAGATACCTTTTTCCCCAACTGTCAGTATCGCATCGGCGGATTGGATCATCTCCTTGGCCGAACTCATCCTTACCTGTCCGTTGGCATGAAAATTCATGTTGAGATCTGAGTGGAAATTCATGTCTCCCTCTGTCCTCAGGTTGATACCACCTACGCCGGAGTAGACGTCTATACGTCCGTTCTTCTGCATCTCGATGTATGCGTTTCCCGAACCGTTGGCTATGTACACCACACCTTCCGTGTCGTGCATTAAAATTTGATGTCCCGATGCTGTACGCAATCTCGTCAGTTGGTTGGTGCCATTCTCCGCCCCGTCGTCCATGACGAAACTGTGTCCCGGGTTCCTGTCTGTCTTGACCGGGCCGTTGTCCACCCCTATGTTGACAGTTCTCGAATCTCCACGAATACGTCCCGGGGTGCTCATCCCAAATACTTTGCTCGGTGATTCTCTCCTGGCCGAGCTCGACGTTGTTCCCCTCACAGGATCCTGCACCAATCCCTGCCTCTGTAACTGGTCTGCGAGTACATCGTTTATGGGATACTTCCAATCGTTAAGATTCCCTATCGATTCTCCGGATCCATATTTCCTTTGGTTCTTCTCCCCGGATGGAAGGAATTCTGTTCCATACGTATTTTGTCCTTTTACTCCGGCATTTTGGCCTCTCCCCCGTTCTCTGTTGGTAGAAGAGTTGTACTCTGTGTTGCTAGAAGATCCGTAGCCGGGCACCTGTTGGTTAACCAGTGGCTGTTGCACACATCCTATCCAGAATGCAGAGTTGGCAGTCTTGTCTCCCCTCGCGAACACGACCAACACCTCTGTGTCTATGTCTGGTGGCACCGCCCACATTCCGTAGGAGTGTTGCGTTTCCCTGTAATCGTAAGGACTGGTTTCCGACACTGCCCTGATGGTCTTGGCACCATAGAATGGTGAGAGATACTGACACCAAACTATCTGTCTCTGTGATGGTAACGTCGTGTGTGTCAGTGCGGGAATGTTAACTCCCAGCCTCCCCATCCTTAGGGGATCTTCCACGTACTTGACTGTGGCCAGGAATGGCCCGTAATCCTTGGCGTGGTTGGCCTCATTGAATTCCTTCTGGTTGTCGTGCGTGTCTGAGAATCCTTGTGTGTTGTTGATCATACTTTAATTTATGCTTCCTTATTTTGACCTTTTATTTTTTTTTTATGATAGGAATATATGCTCCATCATTTTCATATCTTCTTTTTGCACCCTCTTCTTTAGAGTTTTTAAAAGCCTCCGCCCTGTCTTCTGTGAGCTGAGATTTTTCACTGACAACTAATTTTTGTGTGTCAAGGTTGATCTGTGCTACGTCAAAATCCGGTCCGACACCCTGCTGGTTGTTGAACCTAGAACAGAATAATGTTTGCTGGAACTGGCCATTGTCAAACTTGCTCTCTATCTTGTTGACCTGGTAGAGTCCATTGAAGAAGAGGTTCTCACTTCTTTTTGTTGCACTGCTGAACATCAATCCTGTGTTGGTGTCTATGTCATCCGGAAGCCTGTAGTTGAGGAAGAATATTGGCTGGTATGAGTCAGAGTTGAAACTGTCAAAAGTCTCGCTGTATGTGTTGTCACCACCCACTGTGGTTACCCTGTCCTGGTGTATGGGCATGTACATGTCCTGGCAGATGTACGCCGGGTCTCCCAGTATCTCCAGTTCGATCTTCAGCATATCTGCATTTGGGTTGGTCAGGTAATCATAGAACTGTTGTCCCTGCCCGTTCTCATCTTTTCCGCCATCCAGTGTGTTACGTCCCTTGACTATGGAAGGATACTGCCTCAACGGTATCAACGGGTCTGGATATATTTCTTTACCAAACACTCCCTCCACAAGACTTTTCCCCCACTCGAATACTCCCTTGTACGCAGTGTCCTTGTCGTCGTTCCTGACGTTCCTCTGGTAGTAGGCCGTCTTGTATAAGATCTTCAGACCCTGCACGTCCACGTTTTCTCCTGTGTAAATGTAGTTGTATTCCTTGTGTACCTTTTTGCTCCAGTCTGTCGCCCCTGCACTGATGCCCGGGGCCACCAGTTTCAACACATGTATCTTGTATGGTACCGCCTGGTACACTATCCTCTTTTTATGCATCTTTGTTATGTCATCGAACTGATCAGTGAAGGTCTCTACCGTGGTCTTTATCTTGAACCAATTCACGTACTGGTTGTCCTTGACTATGTTTGCCAGCTTGTCACTGTTCACAAAATCCTTTAGTTTCTTTTCATCCTTTATTATATCGTCCCCCACTCCCACTGAGCCCAGATAGGTCGTCCAGAAGTCATCGGACAGCTCTTGGTACCCCGTCTGTGTTCTTATGGCGTCCTCGAAGAATTTCGTAAGGGTGGTGTTGTTGCCTGCAGATCCTCCAACTCTTTCTAATTTTGCTACATCGATCGGTCCGGAGTTCTGTCCGCGGGCTCTTGGATGCGAGGACCTATTGGTTGAACCTTTGCTCGAATCATACTCTCTCCCAACTCTCAGCACATCTGCATGGATGTTGAATTCGTACTCGTCTGCTATCTCTCTTTTCCCTTCCTTGATCTCTTGCTCCATCATGTCGGCCAGGACAGCCTCTACCTCAAGAGCCCATTGCTCAGGCGTGGAAGCGGCAACAGGAACGTCCGCCCTTGGGAACTTGAACCTGTCGTCGAACGCTACGTCCACGTATGGCACCGCCACTATGCTGTATCTGGCTCCTCCCTCGTTGACCTCGAACTCCACCCTTGCGATCAGTATCGGTATCTTCCTGACCAACGGTGGTGTTTTCACGGGGGAACCGTTCTCA